TAAATGTTTTTCGCAAAAGCGAGTCTTGAAATGTGACTTTCGAAATCATATTTCTGATTACTATATATGTCTATCATGTTATATCCACCTCTATCCCTGTATATTTCGTATTCACTAGAGGTGTCCCCACTAGCAAATTTAAAATTAGGAATTCTGGAAAAAATCCTTACATAATAGTCACATTCTATATCATTCACCACTTTTTTATAGGATATGTCTTGTGCGTCATCGTCTATGTTGACGTAGTTTGAAATGTTATCACCAATGATTTTATAGTATCTTGCACCGTTTGTCACATATTTTCCATCCACAGTATAGCCAGATGGCAGATTATCAATGGTTGTCCAATTTTTACTTATTTGCACGTCTTGTGTGAATAACGTGAATGTAAATTCATCTACAACAACCGACACTTCGGCATTATCAAGTATTTTCTCAACTTCGCCTTCTGAGTTCCTTTTATAGACATTAACATAATCCCCAGCATCAAGCCCGTGTTTTCCAACACTATATATAACAAGCTGCCTAGTGCCATTATCCTGCCTTGTGTTCTCATTAAAACACGCAACCTTCATACTCTTTATCTCGTAGTCGATAACGTCTGAGAACGGCTCAGAATCGTTGCTTGGGGTGTATGATGAGCTTGGGTAAGTTAAACAATAATTCCAGTTCTTCTCTATTCTTTTCCTGAATTGATTATACTTGGGTACAAACGAATATAAACTTCTATCTGGATACATGTCAACAAAATCGCCACCATTATAGTACATGATTGGCTTTTCAAGCTCAAGACTCTTGCTAGCCTCAAATTTGTTCTTGTATGATTTTACTTTAGATTTATTTTTAAATCCAACCCAACCGTCATAATTCGTAATTAACCTTCGCTTTACGGTATCTTTAAACGATAGGATGTCATCAAATTCATATAAGTGTAAATCAACCTTTTTTTCATTTCCTGAAACGTTTGCTTCGAATGGGAGTGGAAATGTTTCAGATACTACCTCACCATTAGTATTCCTTAATGAATCCGCTATTGTGTTAAACTCTTTCGTTGTTGATTTCTCTGGACAAACAGTCTTAAAAGTGTTGCTTCTGATTAGGTGGTTGTTTAAAATATCAAGCCCACAATGGTAGATATACCCATTTTCATTATTGGAAAGTTGGGTATCCCTTATTGAATTTGTTGGGTGACTTGCCAAACCGTTTTCTATTGTTGTTCCAGTTCCGCTTGACCAAAAATCAACACCCTCATCCTTTACTTCTTTTTTAAAATTTTCTTTATAGTTTATAAATGAGACGTCTTCACTTCCCTCATCTTTAACAATTTCCGTGACCCTATTAAAGAGAACGTTAGAACACACTGGGTTTACTTGACATGTAAGGCGTATAATATCACAGCTCTCTCGTTCTTTGTTGTATTGGTCGTTTTGACTCAAGACATTAGATGTATCATTGACTGGCAGAAGTTTTCTCTTACCAGTCAACGATACATGAAGTCCCTCGCTCGTATTAGTGGAAGCCTTGCTTCTGAATTTTTCCAAAAATACATTTATCGTGTCCGATGTCATATTTTTTAACTATTTGAAATTGTTAGTCCAGTTGTCGGTGATTTTTCACCACTTATAGTTGTGTTACCGCTAAGTTTAAAATCACCTATCCTATACGTAAAGCCAGATGAAGCCTTTGCAAATATCGAACAGAAAGCTCTTCCTACCCACGTACTGTCTGAAAGGTGGCCCATATCTTGCGGCCAAGTAAATCTTATCCTCACCTTATCAACACCGAAAGTGTTTTCACCTTCTTTTAAGGTAACCGACACTTCTGCATTATCAACAGTTCTTGCAGCATTAAGTCCAAGAGCACCAAATATTCCACTCATCGGGAGCGGCGACACCAGCATGCTATAACCCATCGAGTCTGCTTGGTTGAATATTTGACAAGTGTTAGGGTCAGACGTATCTATCTCAAATTCAAGAACTTGTGTATATGCACTCGTATCTCCAGATGTATCAGTATTAGCACTACTACTTTCGCCCCCTTCTTGTTGTGGCGGAATCGTTGTGGTTCCGTTAGAGATTACCTGGGATGTTGTGAAAATGACATAGCTACCACTGCACCCATCGGGTGTGCAAGAACCATTTACTGGTGTTAATTTTATGTCACGACCATCATACATGTCACCAAATTCATACGTTGAAATATATCTGTTAAGATGGCTTTCAGTAGCATCAACGTATGACCTCTTATACATGATAGTGAAAACTTTCGACCCATTTATATCTGAAGTCTTAAATTCCTTTTTTCTATCAAATACTATGTTATAGAAATCTGGGTTATCAGATGTCAAAAATTCGTCACCACTGCTAAAATATTTGAATATCGGAGATTGTCTGCTTCCCTCCAATTTCTGCACTATTGGTGGCATGGAATCTTCTACCTTAACACCACTTGGGCGTTCTATCTGTTTCTTCTCATACGTAATGCAGTGAATTGAATTTTTAATGTTTCTTTCAATATCATATCTTGTCAAACCACTGTATTGTTTTATTGCCGTTATGGTATTTCCAGTACCCATTTCCTTAACTCCAATAATAACAGGAGAACTCGTGTATATATCATGATTACCATCAACTCCAGTAAACGGCTTGTATTTGAATCTCATGTTAAATGAATCTGCTATGAATCTACCACTCCTGTTACTGTAAGTATATTGTACATTTGAGTACAATTTGTTTTCAGTGTTTGGTGGGATAAATTCAATACCATCACTAAAGCTTATGTTTATATCCGTCATTTCTCCTGGCTGAATGACAAACCTAATCTTTTTATCTTCGGTTGTCTGAACAGTACCATTGTATGAACATGATACATAGTTAAAGTTATATGTTGGAAGATACGGTATATTACCAACGTCAACTATTCTCTTTGTTGGATAGTTATTAATGTTAAACCAGTCATTATAGCCACCATTCGCAGGAACAGCTGGAAAACATACTACATTATTCCATTCAGTATTAAATCCTGTATTATTTGTTGACCAAAACTTGTCTGATATGTCGATACCGTTTATTGATGCGGAATATGGCTTCTTTTTGGCATTGTAATTAAATATTGTCTTAGCTTCTCCATTTGCATCTGGTATTGAATATGAATATTCAAGATTGCCGTTGCTATCAACTTTAATTAATTCACCGTTTTCGCTATTATACTCATTCGTTGCTGATATGATGTTATAATTTTCATCATATGCCATTTCAATACCATTATATGTAGCACCACTTATCCTGCCACTCCTCCAAGTAATATCGTCAGAGCCGATTTTTACCGAATACCCAACAATTGGTGCAAATACAAGCAGATTGTAATCAAACCTTCTGTCAAGATACATTGCCCTGAAATATGGCATTGTTGGTGTTGGGGTGCTGCCAGAAACTTTCGCGAATTGGCCGATAGTACCCTCTTTCTCCTCTCCTATTGGTTTAATATAATTACTGTATACATTTACGGCAGCAAAGTTAGGAATTGCATTTACAACCTTAGAACTGTCTATTGCAGTAGTACTTGAGTATCCACCATTATTGGTGAAAGCAGCAAAGTAATTACCCATTTTCGATGCTGCTGATTCCCTATATAACGGATTAAATTCTATATTCTCACTAGTTCCGCTATAGTTAAATCCTACTATGTTAGGGAAATTCACGTCTACCACTGACCTATTCTCATCCTCATACAAATATAGCTTATTCAATGTAAGCTTGTTTGTGTCGGAATAATATGGCGAAACGACCCTTGACAATATTGGATTCTTTCCTCCCTCAGATTCATACCTGTATGTAGAATCTGATTCTTCTGTCACATAAGTTGTTGCAGCTACGCTAAACATAGAATCAAATTTAAATTTCACTATGTTCAACTTGCTGTACATCGTCGAAAAATCGGAGCCATAGTCAACAAAATCTGACCAAACTTCCTCGTTTTCTTGTGATGTCGGCGCAAACTTATACACGCTCTCATCATGCACCCCATACCAGCCGTTAAGCCCAGGCTTAGTAACACCAGTAACCGCTTTGCTCCTATAGAAATTGCTCGTCTCAGCAACAGCGAGCTTTGTTTTATCATGAGTAAGCCTATCCTGTACGGTTCCAAGCATGAAGCTTATTGGCATGTCGTTAAGGAACGTATTGAAATTCTTTCCGTTTTCAACGTTAGCAATACTTGATGAGCTGTTTTCTTCATTACATGTTTGAGTCACCGTAATTAGGAACATGGTAGGCATATAGATGTTAAACTGCAAACCATTCTCGGTTATTGTATAGAAATCAACCACATCATAATTGGTATCATTTTTGCAGCAGCAATCCTCAGTACTTTTTCCTTCTTCGAAAGTTTGCACGGCTTTCATTGTTACGGTAGCCTTGACAGAAGTGTGTACATCAGTTTTTCCAGTTACGTTAAACACGTATGAATCACCAGAAAGTGTTGGTAAAGTAAAATCAATATCATCGACATTATATCCATCAACCGTCATTCCAGTAAACGTTATTGTCCCATAGAACTGCGAACTTTTTCCACATATGTATGGTCGTGTACTGGTACTACTGTTATAGAATTTAGTACCGAGTTCAACGACGTCATATTCTATTGAGATTTTCTCCTTTTCAAGAAGAACGTTTCTCTTGATTGTCTTTCCGTTACCATCAGTAACCTTAATTTCATAAGACCCGTTAGAACCTACGAATGCACTGAACGTTTCATCAGTATATCCGTCAACCGTAATAGAACCACCGCTGTCTAGGTTTGTTATTGTGTAACTGTATGGAATCTGTATGTCGTCAGAGGTTACCTTAATATATCCGTGAGCCTTATCTTTGTCATCTTTTTGAGCTAAATCTGGTTTATATAGTTCTGGACAATAACTCTCACCCTGAGTTTCAATGTCCATAGTAAACCAGTCTTTTGTGTTCTTAAAACATTCAGCAAAGAATTTTCTATTGAATTTATCGATGGCAGAATTTCCCTTAATCAAACCGAAGTAAAAATAATATGAATTATCATACAGCGGCATGGCGTATTTGTTAACGTAAAAGTGCCTAAGACCCTTTCCGTCATTATTACTTTCATTTTCAGCACCAAGTCTAAATGTGATATATGCTTCATCGGCAATATCGGTCTGAGAATATTTAAAACCGTGTTTATAACGATTCATTATGGGCTGGAGTCTTCCATCGAAATCCACTGGATACATAAACTTGAATTTTGGAACAAGATACCCAGTCATGGGGTCAACCACTTGTGTGTCATATAACCTTGCACTTTCTTGATATGTCTGTGGGGCAAATCCGATATAGTTCATGGTTGCGAACATTGCCCTGTTCTCAAGGTCATCAAGCTCATACTTAGAAATAAAGCCATCAGTCGGCATTATACCAACACCAACATTAGAATCCTTTGCAAATGACGCATAATAGTTTGTATCATAGTTTACCCCAAGTTCGCTCAGACGCTCAACATTTATACATGACTTGGCTTTGGTTCTGGCAAAAGAGCAAGCCAAATCCATAAAAAGTCCTTTGTTGTATCTTGGGGAAAGCTTTGCTGCCCTGTCTTTTTCTCCCCAGTCCATACCAGTTGTGATGGTAACACCGCTGTCTTCGCTGAATGATGCATCACTGTTAGACTTATCTTCTTCATCATCTTTGACATTTTCTGTTGGTTCCGATATTGTTGCTATCGGTGGAACGTTTGCCGTTGTTGAAGGAAGGGCTTTAAACAGTTGCGGTATTCCATATAGATTGTCTTCATTTAAATTACCCAGAAGTATTATGTCAGTTGCATAAAGCCTTATAGCAGGGAAATCGCTTTCCCTATCTATCATTGGTTGTCGTGGGTTTTTGCTATCTGACGTGGCGTCAATTGCAGAATAATAATAAACATTAAGTCCATCTTTATTTTCTACCTGTTTTATTATTCCATGCTTAAATCCAATATTGTTACTGGTGTTGGGTTTGCCTTTATGCCATTTGTTCTGACTCTCATCTGTATTATTATCGTCGGTACCAAGACTTTCTGATGCATATTGAATGCTGCACGTGACATATGTCTTGAGCCTATTGAACACAGTGTCGCAACTACAGAATTGGTTTTTCGCCCTCCTCTTAATTAAACCAAACAAGAAGGTCTTCTTTTTTCTTTTCCTCCAATACCATAAAGGCATATATAAAACACCGTTAACCCAATCCTGATAAAGGTCGAGTTTCACGATTTTAAATTCTTCTGCAAGGTTTTGCTGTACTTTATCAATGAGGTTTTGGAATGAATGGGACGGTACACAATCACCTTCCATATCATCTGGACATTTACCATATCCCTTACACCAACATCCTAGATAATATGCAGTATTATCGTCACTTAAACCAGCCGACAATGGGATACATGCCAAATGCTCCAAAAGATTGTCAAGCTTTGGAATCATCCACCTTAAAAATCGTGGAGTTATTTTCCTTATTACTTTCAATATTTTATTAATTATGTCAAATATCTTATAGACAACACATTTGATTGCGTTTATAGCCTCAACAATCACAGCAATCATTGTATACAGCATGCAAAGTGCCATATACACAAAAGGAAGGTCAACCCTAAGCTTGTTAAATGGAATCTGGTTTTGGTCTGTTGCCAGATTTGCACCCTTTAAAGCGGAATAGTTCTTAGAAACAGCCCTATGTGCAACCTGTACCTTCGGGATATAGTTCTTTACACTATATACATTGTTCCAATAAAGGTCACGGAAACAACTTTGTGGTGTATTAGACCCAAAGTTATACATCTTCTCAATTTCCTTTCCTGGTACGTTTATCGTAGGTTTTCTTTTTGTCGGGTCAAACACTGGATTCATCGGGACAAGGTATTTTGCGGTATGTCTTGAAAATCCTTCGTCGCCAGTTTCGTTTTTACTAATCCTAAATCTTACCTGTGTCCTTGTTGGTACACCTTTGCTTGGGTTATCAGTAGGAACAATATTTCCATATTCATCCATTCCAACATAATCAAGGTTCATTGGAATCTGGTAGCACCATACTCCATCTGAATCAATAAGACTCTCACCAGTCTGGACTTGGAATTCTTCTATAAGGCCATCTGGTGTTTTTCTAATCATCTCAATGTTTCCCTCTCCAGTAACCAACTGGTCATTCATTCCGTTATTGATATGAGCGGCACATTTATGGTTAATCGCGTTTGAGTCATTATCAGAGATAATTGAGCCCATGAAAACACATGTCGGCTCAAATTTGTATTGAATTTGAACGTCACTTCTTGTGATGGCTGCTATACCATTCTCCACATCACCCCAGAAAGGGTAGACAAACACACTCTTATTCTGGCTGAAAATCTGAGGAAGGCTTTCAAGGTTTGTGCTCTCCTTGAATTGTGTCGGACTGTCAAACATGGAAAGGTTATAACCCTTATACGTGAAATCCGTAGGTTTTTGAGAAAGCATTCCAATGTCTGAAAGGTCAAGGTCAATCTTTAATTCCTGGTTTCCGCTTGGGACACCAAAAATCATATAGTCTCCAGAGTTATTTGTAACTGTCGAATACTTCCAGTATTTATCAAACACCTCAAGAATTGTATCGTTATCAAGTACAAGCCTCTTGTTTGGCATGTTTCCAACAACACGATAGCAATCATCGTTACTATAATCTGGCAATAGATTATATCTTCTTCCATCTGAATCGGTAGAACGTATTGACGAATATGGATACAATTTTTCAATCTCACTAGTTTCACCGCCTTCGTTTGGGATAAACACAGAAACCTTGGCGTTTGGGATACCAAACGCATCATTAGCAAGAACCCTTCCAACTATGACGCCATAATTGGAAGAGTGGAGTTTATAGGCATCAGCCTGTCTTAATTTCAATGACAAGACTTCAAGAAAATCAAAGTCTTGTTTCATATTCACATTTAAAACGGCGTCCTTAGTAATTTCTGTATGTATTCTGTAACTATTTTCCATTCTTTATGTATTTTTTAAAATCTGGCATCACTATTGTCCTATCATCCCCATTCGCAAACGCCATTTTATAAATCACGACCACAAAGATAAACGGCACTAATATTACCCCTAAAACCAATAACATCAGAAAGAGGAATACTTTTAATAATTTCCTATATAAGATACTTAAAAGGCTTTCCTCTTCTGGTGTTCCATATTTCTCTATTATCTCATTTCTCTGTTTACAATTACAAGCCATAACATTTCTTAATTTTCCGTAACTAATTGATTATCTTGATTTTATAGACACTTGGACGTCAATACTAGGCTGTCTGATTTCAAAGAGACTATTGTAATCAGATAATAATACATGGTCTATTGCATCGAGGTCTATTTGTTCTGACATTGCGTTTCTATCTTCAAGAATAAACGGACTGCTTGATACTGGCTCACAACCAGCGCCATCAATAACCGTAGGCAATGGACATTTGTCTGGACTATAAGAACCATTCCATATCTTGTAAATTTTAATACCTATAAGACTTATCACCCCATCCACAAGAGTAATCTCCTTTTCAAGGTCACCGACGAAAATATCCTCTCCCATGTCGTGTTTGTTTACATCGAAATAATTTGTAACGGTATCAATAATGTTTTTGACAACGTTGCCAGGATTATAATTCTTATCGATGAATGCATCAACGGAAACCCCTATATTATAAATCCTTCCGCTCTTTATCTCAATATAATCATTTATCTGTTTATAGTGGGACATGTATTTTATTACGTTCGTAACAAGTGTCTCTGGCAAAGATGAATCTAACTTACCATTTGCGTTCATTCCAAGGAAATCCATTTCTATTTTATTGTTTGTCTCCAGAACACAATTTCTGAATGGAGCGCCATATCTTGGTGGCATCTGCATAAGTTTGACCTTGTAATCCTTGACTGTGACTGACCTGTTCTGTGCGGAAGTATTGTACTTAATAAGATTCTTTAATTCTGCAACCGAAGGCTCATCCTTTCCAGCCAATGCGGTTGATATGTTTGTGACCTTCATTGATGTGATGACATTACCTCTTAACGTGCCGTTCGTGTCAGCAATGTTTCCTCCCCAGTCAATGTTTGCCAACGAGATTTTATTTATTGCGCCAGGACCGAGATTGGTAGATATTCCACCACCAACCCTATACCTTACAAACATAGTCCAACCCTCATTTGGCAGAACACCGAGCATATCATTATTTATTAGTTTAGAGGCAATATAATCGGCGTATTTGGTCTGCTTTTTAGGTACTTCATCGTATTTGATACCAGAACCGAAAATAAGCTTAATATAGCCATTGTCGGTAAACTCAGTGATAAACTTTTGCCTTAATGGTTTCCACTCCCCAACATAATATCTTGTAGCCCTGGTTGTTTCTTTGTCTCCCTCGGTATAGTCAACATATTTATGGGGTTTTCTAATATCATCAACGATATAATTACTATAATTGACAACATCCCCGAATCTCCATTGGTCAGCCAAAGAATCACATTCAAAGAACCTGTATGTCATCACGGCATCACTTGAGGTTCTATATTCCTCAGCATCAATAAAATATTCATATACATTAGGTGACGTACTGTAATCTGACGTCTCCTTAAAAATCACGGATTCAACCTCAAGCACATTGTCTTCTGGAAGAACAATTTCCATGAAAGGTTTCACATCACTTGCGGAAAGAACCTTTCTATATACTTTGCTGTTTCCGTTAACGGCAATGGTACTCTTTGTTATGGTATAACCAGTAACGTCGCCATTTCCATTTCTTGAAGGGACTATTGTTCTATTTGAATAACCGTCACTGTTGAATTGTTCTGCGAAATTAACATCTTCTGTAAGTTGGAAGTTGTTATTGCCAGCCGAAACAATACTTGTTCTCTGTAATATAGGGGCATATCTCCAGTCTGGAGATGAAATATCTGTTGTATCGGTTGGTAAAACACAACTGACCTCTATCTCGCACATCGAAGCTTTTCTGCCTGGAACCTTAAAACCGTTTGTTCTGGCGAGATTCAAGACCGTACTTCTCAGATTTGCACTGTCTATGTTAGTTTCTTGGAAAGTCCTGTCTATATGATAGTTAAGGTCGTCACCAATTGCCGAAACCATATCAATGAACCAAGCACCTATTGATGAGTCATTGAAATCATCAAACACTTCTGGATAATATTGGTTTGAAAATTTCAATAGCTCACTTTTAACGGCTTCAAAATCTCTTGATAGGTAATTTATGTGTTTATTGCTCATTTTTTTTTTCTCTTTCTTCTTTTTCCATTTATTAAACCTGGACAACAACACTATCGTTTGTTACCATGTTTCCTTCTTTAACAGAATAGTCAAGTCTGACAAATATTTGTGCTTCGTTATCTTCGTTTTTAACTACGCTTATATTGTTAAGTATTATGTTTGGCGCCCATCTTGAAACAGACTCTGAAACTTCAGTTTTAATTGCTTCCCATGTCGTACCATCATTTTGTTCAAATATGTGTTTAATAAGGTCGGTACCAAACTCTGGAAGTCTGATACGCTGTCCTTTAGGGGTAAACACAATGTGCATTAATGTGCTTCTTGCCTTATCTATCAACGTTTCATTGGCATCCAGATAAAAATGTTGTACACCTTCATTCCTGAACGGGTATTTTATATTAAAGAATTGTTTCTTAGCCATAGCTTGTTGTTTCGTATCTTATTACCTTAATAAGTATATAAAAAATACTTTTTTCCATAAAATAATAAATAAAAAAAGAGGTTGACTAATTTAAGCCAACCCCTTATTTCACCACACTGAATAATCTGTTATATCTTCATAATCACCACAAATTGAACATGTTATGCGGACACCTCTGAAAATTCCGTTAGGCGTAAAGGTGTATGATATGTGTCCACCTATTACCCCTTTGTTAACATCTTTGTGTTCATGCTGTTTTTCAAACTCTTCTGCAAGTTTAAGTTCTTTTGGTGTTAATTCAAACCTATTTTCCATGTTTCTTCCAAAACTTGTTTGTTATATTCACAAGGGAACTAAATAAATAACTATGTTCAACCTTATAGAGAATCTGGTTGGTGGTTTCCTTGTCCAGCCCACCGCATTCTTCAATATAAGGACCTACTTTTATGTAGTCAAAATTATTGATGTCTATTTCGTTCGGTATCTCACTGAATCCACTGTACCAACCAACCTTAATACCTGGATGTTTGGAAAGCATGTATTTAGCAACATTATTTACCGATACATGGTCTGAGTCTCCACCCATGAGACAAACACAGGTAATACCACTGTTTTTCTCTATAAGACTGTCAATTTCATCGTTCGTGAGTTCTGTTCCAATATCTTCCCAAAGATACTTTGAATGGCAACCAGGACAATGACAAGGACAGTTCGTGATATTAATCGCTAACGTTATCTCATCTGGTATTTCCTCGAATACCACCATTGAATTATAATATTTCAACATAACATCATTCTTTGTTATAATATCTCATTTTTGCTTCAACTTGTCTAGCCTCATTGAATGAACTTATACGCTTTAAGTACCCAATTATTCGTGTGATGTAATCTGGGGTTTCGTTTCCACAAATAGGACATTTGGAAAGTGGGTGTTTATCAATATGCCCACATTTTGGGCAATACATTGATTGAACGTTGAATGTGAAATACGAGCAGCCATATTCAGAGGCGACCCTAAGCAACTGTCTGTACTGGTCAAATGAAAGGTGTTCATTGATATTCAAATGACAAGCCTGTCCACCGTCAAGATACTTCACGTAGTCGTTTCCATGAAGCTTCATCTTGTCAAGGAGTGACAGTTCTGTATCCTCTGGGTTGAAGAAGTAGCTGCTATACATAATGTGCTTCGGTGACACATAGTACCCATCCTTCTTATCCCAATTATAATTCTTATTGGAAAGGTTCTCACCAGGAACAAACTCGGTATTATACATACAATCCCTCGTCCTATCCTTCTTGTTGGAGATATTGATAGTCTCAAGAATGTTGTTAACAAACTCCTTATACTCATCATTAAGGTTCGGCTCAATTCCAAGGAACTCAGCGGCATCGGTAAGACCGTTCACACCAATTGTAAGGTACTGTTTTTTCATTGAAATGTATCCAGCACTGTAAACATCGAGCATTTTTGCGTTGTAGAAATCCTTGATAATCTCATTGAAAGCTCTTTGATATTTGTGAACCCTCTCTGTCAGTTCTGTAATACCGCCTTTTATGTATTCATATAAATAAGGCTTGTTGGTAACCTTTGTTATATCAACAGCACTTCCCTTTTCAATTTCAACACCTTCCACTTCCTTGAAGTAACGCCTTGTTGCATCCTGGATAACCCTATTCAGGTTAATTGTCATTACAGACTTTGAGCCAGTGGCAACAGAAGCCGTACCCATTGAGAATTGGTGTGTCGTGTGGTTGTGTTCTTCATCTAACTCATTGTCTTTTAGTGAGTTGCGCAACCTGCAACACGAACTAAGGCTATCTGGCGAATCGCTTAAGTAACAGAAGAATGAGTGACCTTCAGACCACATCTCTGCCGTAAAGTCCGCATATTCCTTGTCAACAATATCATGACCGTCAGTAAGCATTGCCATTGTCTCAACAGGGAATGTAAGGACATACTCTTCTCTTTCCTTATTGAACCATTTCATGAACTTCTTTTGTAGCCAAGATAACGTTTCCCAAACTGGTTTTGAACCATCAGGGAATCTGAAATCACCGAATACACCCTTGAAATAGTTTTCGTCAAAATAGCCGATATTCCAGAACACTGTTTGATAGCCACGATTACCTGCTGGCATGTTCATTGAATGCACGACTTGTTGGAAGCAATTTTCAATTACCTGCTCAAGTGTACGGCCTTTTTTATTTAATTCAACTTGTTTATCCAATATGGAGAGATAATCATCCCCATAATCCTTGCGAATGAAATAATCCATATACATAAGGAACTCTGGGGTGGCAACTGCACCCATAAACTGGGATGAAACAGAATAAACAAGATTGATGAACTCCCCACAATACGATTTAAGGTCAGTTGGTGCCTTCGACTGTCCGCCAAGTGTCTTTAAACCATCTGTGAGGAATGGATACATTGTAATTGCGACACAGTATGGATACCCTGGTGTTCCAGATTCATCATGCTTATAAAGAACGTGAGATTCAATGTCTTTGATATATTGGTTTGCAAGTTTTTTCGTATACAGGGCCTGAATCTTGTTACGCATAATGTAGCGGTTTTCCTGTATGTTCTTTCCCTTATGCAATTCCTGTCCAAGGGTGACAACGTTCTTTTTCTCAACGTTTGCGTTTGAATCGTACTTTGAACCAGTGGAGGCGTTAGATGCGTTGATATAGTCACTTATAAAGTCGTTATCCTTTTTAAGACGTTTACTCTCACCCTCAAGTTCTTCGTATTTTTTAATATACGCCCTTGCAACTTTCTTGTTGATTGACATCATCGCCTCCTCTATCTGACGCCTGATTTCAGATGATGCAATCTTGTCGTATATTAAGAGGTTTTTAATTAGGGAATCCAGAAGTCCCTCTGGACATTTCTCGTCGATTGCGTTATATGCCTCGCATATTCCACGCTTCACCTTCAAGGGGTCATATTCCTCGAACGACCCATCGCTTTTTCTGACTTCCATTATTTTTACAAAACTTTTTATTTATTATTTTTTTTTTTGTTCGAAACGGTTAACCATTTTCATTTTTTTGATATCAAGTGTAGAAATAAATACACCCTACTAAACCAAAAAAATCCGAAAAAATGAAAAAAAAATTGGCCACCAAAACGGATGTTGTTGATAACCAATAATTTCCACTTAAAAAAAAAATTAGTGCTCCTTGTTAATTTCAATGAGTTTTTTTATTAGCTCATTTTTGCTTTTTTCTCTGTTCTCATTTTCCTCATACATGCTTTCAACAACATCAGCATTTTCCGTGGAAATCTTACAAGTTCCGTTGTTGAAATTAACGTCGTGGAATACTGCTCCGCTCTTTCCTGCACGGTTCTTCAAGATTGCAATTGTTGCCTTATTCTCGTTTATATCCTCAATCGTCCTTGCTATTGACATGATGATATGTGCAATTTGCATTTTCTTAAATGAACCACCAGCCTTTTCCATTGTCACAACCTCAGCATTGACGGAATCTTTTGTACCTTGCGATGGAATCCATATTGCTATATCAAGTTCTCCTGCCATTGCTTCAAACTTTCGCATTGTTTTTCCTTCACGTTCCCACTCACTTGTTGTAGACCTATCGTTTTCATGTGCAAGGCATTCAAAGTAGTCAACGATAACAAGGTCAGGTTTAAAGCCGCTGTTTGTTAGCTTTTTAATGAAATTTCCTATTTGCCTGGCTGTCTTTTCTCCACTTGGAAAACGTATCATTCTAAGGTTTTCCTTTATTCTTCTCTTGCTCTCTTCATCCAGGTCATCTAACTTCTTTTTGACCTGCTCTACCATGTCTGGTTTCGACAAATCTTTTGCTTCTACATCCGTAAGCCTTCCAATGTGTTTCCTCTGGATTTGTTTCACTCTATCCTCAAAGAAAATCTGGAGAACCTTGAAGTTTTTCAAGGCGGCATGTGAAGCCATTGCTGTCGTAAGTGACGTCTTTCCAAATCCAGAAGGCCCAATTATTACACCAAGCTCTCCCTTACCAAGACCACCTTCAAGAACATTATCAATACCTTCTATTCCAGTTGGGATTGCAGTTCGATAATCATCTGACAGGGTTTCAGACAAATGGTCAAAAACACCTTCACCGAAATCGTTGTGCATGCCCTTTGTCATTGCATCATTCAGCAAACCAACACATGCTTCATATTTTTCCGTGTCACCGTTTCCAGCAATCTTCAGAATTTCATTTGCTGTCTTGATGATGTTTTGCTGTCTGAAAAACTTTTCCGCAAACTCCCTGATTCTGTCAGACCCATCAACCTGTGTATTCATAACTTTATCAAGAACAGCTGCATATGTCTCAGATTCCCTGTCAGAATGAGAAATGTTGTTCAATTCAATTCCCATCATATCGAAGGAGGGGACACACCCCTCCTTCTCGTAATAATTTCGCAGTACACCAACAAACGTTTTAAGGTTTGGGTCAGTGAACATGTTTTGGTCGATAATCGGGCTTAAATCCTCGAAAAATGTATGATTTGTAATGAACTCATGGGCAAGTCTATATTGAAAGCTTTCACCTAAATACCCTAAATCTTTTCTATTTTGAGTCATAATCAAACATTTTTTTTACATTTAATACAAATTCTTGAAATATTCTTTTGTCTTATTCTTTAACTCCTTTGCCCAGACATTCTCAAGCCTCTTATTCACTTGCTTGATATTGTAATCATAACGCTTCGAATTGCCAGACTTCTTATATCCAACAAAATCTCCATCTTCATTGTATTCTGGTGTTGTTGTAGCATACACTTCTGATGTTGTATACTTTGAAAGATACTTTCCAGAATCACGAACGTCAAAATAGCCAGAATCTTTCAACTCTTCACGAGAAGGGGAACAAGCCTTGCAGATTGTCTTCGTTATTGCAAGAAGGATGTCTTGCTTATCCATAATCATCGCCCTAAGAAGCTCCTGGTCAAAAGTAAGACGACCAGCATTTGCCTTAAAGAACGCCTCCTTCTCATAGAGGAACGGCTCTCCATTGTCATTGTAGACCTTTACGTTCTTGTTACTAAGGTCAACACGCTCACGAATTTGCTTCGGGTATGCATAACCATCCCAAATCTTACTAATAACTTCCTTCTTGTTGTCGTAGATGACAATCTTAAAGGTACATTTCCAAGGTTCGATGAGTGGTCGGTTGAATTCGTCGTTCTCATTCACATAGTTCGGGTCATAATTGTACCATGTATAAACCCTGCTCTTTGATTTAAGGTCATCATCAATCATCTTGACAATACCATCAACTGTTTCCTTGAACTCAAGGGTGTTCATGCTGTTCTCGATGTAGTTGAAAATCCTAAAGTTCCTACTACAGATAATGAAATCATTTACGAAGATTGTAAACTCAAATCTTTCTTCCTTGTAATCTCTTTTTTCGTTATTTTCCATAAATTTTTCAAAAAAAAGTTAAAAAAATAAAAAAACTAACTCTCTAATTTCTCGGCAAATATATGTCTTTTCTTTTTAATATCCAAATTATTCGATGTTTTTTTTAAGAAAATTTTCATATCTTCTTTTTTCCATCATTATGATTCTGCCATATGGCGAAAACGTGTTTCCAAATTTTTCTTCATCAACCAGGTCGTTCATTCCATTTTCATATATAATATTGTATACATTCTTTATGTCTCGTTCAGAAGTGTCTATTGGTACATATAGTGAATCATCAAGCTCATCCATTGATTCTTTCGTCAGCAATGGTTCAGATAAATCTATTATTTTTCTATTCACTTCATATAGCTTATCACCTTGACATCCATCGGTCACACCATTTACAATGTTTTCAAGCGATTTGAGGGGTTTTTTCTTTTGGCTCTTCCTCTCAGCCAGCAACTCTTTTGAACGGGCTATAATGCACTCCAAATTGGTTTCTTCGTTAACGATTTCTGGGAATAGTTTAATGAGTGTTGACTGTCCTATCCCCTTTACTCCTTTTATGTTGTCTGACTGGTCACCACAAAGCATCTTCTCAAGGACAACGTTTTTGTGAGTAATACCAAGTATATCCGATGAATTGTCTTTTGTGATGAAAATTTTTGTCCTTGGGTTATACACGATTACTGTATCTGATATTAATTGTGTTAAATCTTTATCAGACGAAACTATCACCGCTTTATCTTCTGGGTGTTTGTTGTGCACAATGTATGATATAATGTCATCACCCTCTACTTTATCATATTCATGTTGTCTTACACATAACTCTTCAAGTATTGATTGAATGATAAACTTCTGCCTTTCAAATGACTCTTCATCCGTTTCCTTGTAATCTGTATTATCATTAAATCTCTTACTCTTTGAATAAGCTATTACTGCCTTTGCATAATCGTTGAGTTTCTTGTAATAATCGTTTTGCATTTCATAGTGTTTGTCTCTGTTTGCTTTATAGTCCTTATAATAGTTCCATCTTAGTACACCAGAACCTTCTCCGTCCCAGCAAACAAAGCAATAATCAAAATCCTTCTTCAAAAGAACACCACCTAACATTTTGAGGAACATGAAAACCCCACCGTATTCAAGTCCATTTTGATTTTCTCTCTTGTCAACAAGAGCTATCTTAAGCAAATTGTTCCCATCAATCACAGCGATGTATTGTTGTTTTCTGGTCTGAATGTTATTTGCTTCTGCTATCCTTTTTCTAACTGGTTGTTTCATGCTACAAATATATGTAAAATATTGCAATAAAACAAAGTAAATAAAATATTTATTTTAAAATAAAGAAAAAGTTTTAAGTTTTAAATATGAAGAATATTGACGTTGATAAAATAGTAGAAGAAGCAATTAATGAAATGTTTCGTGGCAGTAGTGTTAAGTTATTAACTGAAGCAAAGAAAAAGAAGGACTCATCAAAACCAGATACGAAATATGTGACAAGAGCGAAAAAGGATTTGGTCAATAGCTTCCAAAAATACTACGACACACATAAAGAGAAGACTGCTGAACGTGCCAAAAATGTAGGTATCGCTTTGGATAAAGGAGCAGAAAGAACCGCATATGGCAAAAATGCTCTTGCGAAGAATAATGGCTCTTATGAAGAGGCATTAAGAAACATGTCCCCAGAAGTAAGGGATGCAATAGATGCGATGTTAAAGGTTGAAGACCCTAACACCCCAGCAAGTGAGCGTATGGCGTTAAATCAAAAATATGGCGGATTCAGTGGTTTTCAGAGGTATCGTGATATTCTCGACAAATTATCTCTTACATCAGCATACGACCAGGAAAGGGCTGGAGAAGCAGGCAACGACAGAGCAATGTTTGGAACCAAATATAAGGTTGGCGATGAATTGTCAGATAAAAAACCAAAAAACTTAAAAGATATAACTGGTTTTGATTACGAAAACCTTGATTTAACCGACGTACCAGAAGATGAAATAATTAGATATTTTAGAAGTGGAACGAGAAAGAATCATCACCTTGACGAAGATGAAAGCAACCCAACGTATTCCCAATTAGCAGAAATGGCAAAAAATGGTGATGATAATGCATTGACTATTCTTAAAAATTTATTTTTCAAGGCAGAATTTAACAAAGTATTAAACAGCAAATTCGGCTATGATTTTCAAATGCCTGGTGCAATGTACACATATGGAAATTCTAAACTTCCAAATGATACGCTTGTAATAAATTTCACCACTGCTCACAGGTGTCCAGCTTGGAAAGAGTGTCTTGTCGGGTATGCATGTTATGCACGTGGTTCCGAGCATAATTATGAGGGTCTTCATAAGAAAAACTCTAATCTTCATCTTATGTGGCTTTCAACAAACGATGACCCAGAATTGATGTTGTCAATGCAAAGAGTCATAAAGATGTATCTTGTAAACCCAGAAGAAATGGCGGCTGCGCTTCTTACTAACCCAAACACAAAAAATAAATGGTTTGCTTTTCTAAGTAATGGAAAACAGACATTCAACCCAATTAATGCACAAACAAACAAATCAATGGAAATGCCAGAAGACCCAATGCTTGGTATGAAAGAAGAAAAATCAATGCTTGGCATGGTGTTGGAAAACATTGAAGAAGCAGCAAGAAATAATAACTTAAAACAACCAAAAGGCGCAAGGGCAAATCTTGCAAGCTACATATATGAAAACGATTGGTCTAAGATTTTCTCAAAATATGACATTGCTGCGATTAAAGCCAATCCTAAGTCGTTCAGAGCTAAATTTATCAGACTTAATGAGGAGGGGGATTTTATAGGACAATGGCTGCTTGATGCTTTCGACAGATTTGCTGGAGAACTTAAGCTTCTCGGCATTTCAACGGCTGCATATACCTGTAGAAATCTTGATTTCACGAAAATTCAGAACATTATCTTAAATGCTTCAACTCTTAATGTAGGAACAAAGGGAGAGGAAAACGGAAATGTTTCAAATGCAATAGCTAGAAGGTTCTTTGCCATCAGCGAGGAATTATATGACAAACTTGAAGACACGTATGTTCCTGGGAAAAATAAATTTAATTATGTTCCGACAATTGAATATGATGAGAAAGGAAATGAGAAGAAATCAAAGACTTGGGATGGTAAGACCCCTATTGTCCCACTTCACAGACAGGGTGACAAATGGGCAGTAAAATACGCCCTAAAGCCGTATACGTTAGATGGAAATACAGCACCAGTTGAATTTAATGACAGATTCGACGCAAACGGACCAACCCAGAAGAGAAGACTCTATTATAAGTGTCCCTGTGGAAGATACGGTGACGTTCTTGGTGAAGATGGAAAACCAATCAAGATGGACTGTTATCTATGTAGAATGTGCTACGAGCCAAAAAATATGAATACTGGTGAAATATACGTCTTGGTAAAGGTACATGGAGATAACATTGATTCATTTAATATGGGCAGGGCAAACTCTGCAAGAGGAATTAACGATACAATGACAACATACAAGGAGGCTAGGACCATATTCGGTAACAGGTTGTCAGAAATGACACAGATGTCTGAAAAAGAAGGAATGAAGATTGTCAGTGAGAACGGAATCAACAGCGTAAAGGCTCACCTGGCGGAAATAGCCGACTCAGAGGCTGTGTCCATGCAGAACGAGAGCAAAAAATTCTCTGACATCATAATGAGAATGAATGAAGCAGAAAAGAAAAGGAAAAAAGAAACTTTAGACTAAGTGTAAACCAAATACGGGCACTAACAGTTGATACAAAAATGGGTGAACCTTGATTGGTTCACCCATTATTTTTTGGTAATAATATAACAGATGGCACAAATTACCCTATAGTGAATATTTCTTCCTCATCACCATTACATATTGATGCTTGCCCACACTCTCCCATAGTGGAACTGTAATGTTTCTCTACATCAAGTATATAATCTTCTAAATATTTAGGGTCATTGCAAGCATCCCAAAAACCTTCATATCTAAAATAAGCTGTATATGGTGGGTTTCCATATTTTTCTATTATTTCATTAACATAGTTTTCTTTTAGCATTTTGTTTACAGACTCTTTAATAATCCTATGAAGGACTTGTTCTGTTAATCTTATTTGTTTCTTATTCATATTATAATACGTATTAATTTCTTATTTTCTAATAAATATCGCCATTAACAAAAAAAATGCGGACATTCCTAACCCACTTCACAATTATCGGGTCAAACTCTATATAGCTCTACTATTTTTTCCACTTCCACACCTTCGTTCCACAGTCGTATATCCTGAATATTCCACGCTCCAGCATTATTTCATGCTCGGTCTTATTCTTATCGTATCCTTCCTTTACAAGTTCTGATTTCCTATATTTAAACCTGTTTTCCCTGGTCAGGTTGTCAACATAGAAATAATTCGGTCTTGAATCATGCGTATTCTCAAACCCAAGTATTTCATACAACTTTCCAGTTGCCCACCGTTTATCTGAATACGAGACAATCTCAGAAGGGTTATGTTCCTTCACAAAATGCGAAAACAGCTTTCCAGCACCACCTATAACATTGGTATTTATCTTGTTACAAAACCTCACAAGTTCATACGAACCTTCCTTCTTTTTTCCTCCCATGTTTATCCTCGGATTGCCGAATGTCATGAGTGAAACAAGTTCCCCGTTGTGAAACAGACCGTAATTAAAAGTGGATTGCGCGTTCCCTTGTATATGATTATGCTTCAGGAATCTTCTCTTTTCCCTTGCATTTACCTCTCTCACTTCACAGTTCCTGGCATAAATTCTGTTTTCTATCTTTCCAAACATGTTCCTGAGCATGGACTTCCATATTTCACTGTTGTGAACCCACTCATCCTCGAATATGTGTATGAGTCTTACTCCCTTATCCTTGCATGCATTGGTCTTCTCAAGGTGGTAATTCTTTGGTTTATGGGTTTCGTTATGCCACCTGAGTCCGTCACACTCTATCCCGATGTGTTCTTCTGGAAGGTATATATCAATTTCCCTCCCATCAAGTATTTCCCTGTTTGAATGTTCAGCATCAACTCCGAGAGAAATTATGAAATCATAGACCTCCTGCTCCCATTTGGATATCTGACGGACGCATTTGGGGCAACCGTGCTCATTGATATGATTAAATGGTGTTTGCCAGAATTCACCGTGTTTGGGGCATATTATGCATACTTTTGTATGTGAATCCTTGTAATCAACTTTTGAATAGTCATATTTGTCACCATGTACAGCCGTTGCTTTTTTGATGAAATGACTCTTATCCTTAGTTATTGCTTTCTTTGCCGCTTCATTGCCGCATTTAAGGCAACCGTATATAGATTTGAGGTGAGAAGCGGGCGTTATTTTAAACTCACCATGAATGGGGCATATAAGCGTTACCTTGGTCTTATTGTTCTTGTAATCAACCTTTGAATAGTTAAACTTGTCGCCGAACCTTTCCCTTGACTGTCTTATAAATTCATCCGAACCTTTTTTTTGTGCTTTTGATATTCTTTCGTTTGCGCATTCTGGGCATCCATGACCGAATAAGTGCTTTATAGGTGTCTGTTTAAAATCTCCGTGTATTGGGCACGTTATTATAACTTTATCACTCCCCTTTTTGTACACCACTTTATCATAGTTATAGAAATACCCATGTATTTTCCTAGCCTTCTTTACAAACTCATCTTTTGTATATGTACGCGTTTCAGAGCTTTTCATGACCCCGCATTTCTTGCACCCACGACCATTCAAGTGGTCCTTAGCTACCTGGAAGAAATTTCCATGAATTGGACACACTATTTCAATCTTGTCATGGGTTCTGAAAACTTCTGGTACTTTTTCGTACCCATACTTGTTATTATGTTTAGTATTAGCCTTTATTAGAAAATCTTTCTTTTCCATCATTACAAATATATGTGTTTTTCAGTTAAAAAACAAATAAATCCCCACAAAATGCGGGGATTTATCGTTAAATTGTCTTCAAGTTATGCATAAGTGGTTTTGCCTTAAGAACCTCCAATAGCTTTTCATTCATTGTTGCCTGTTTCTCCATGAGATTCCAAGGAGTCATCCTGTCAAGACGTTCCTTTAGGTCGTTAAGTGCTGCCTCCTTCTCAGACTTGCCCTGTTCAAGAAGCATCGAATAGTCGAGTTTCATCTCAGCATTCGGTATCTTAACCTCGCCGCTTGCATAACCCCTGATGTTACCCAAAAGAATCTTAGCCTCCGCAACGAGAAGTCTTCTTATAATCTGTTGCGTTGGAAAATTCATCAACTCATATTTCATTTCAGAAAGTGGAACCTGGTCTGGTGTTATGATAACGTCATCCTTATTCTCAAGCATGCAGTTCATATTATCTTCCTCAGTACCAGAAGTCTCATAGAATGTATACCAGCAAAAGCACGATACGAATTTACTCCATCCCCAACTATCATCTGCTGCCACTCCACCTATCATGTTCTTTGAGCCTGGTGTTGACAGAAGATGTACGAGGTGCGTTCCGTTCGGTCCTGCCGTTACCTTATATGCAAGGTCTCCTCTAAGCAACGAGTTCTTATACTTAAGGTCTGCTGCCATAAGTGCAGTATCATATGCAGAGCCAACATAGAATCCAGTAAGACCCATTCCATTGCCAAGATTTCCGTATTGTCCATAACCTCCACCCATACCAGTGTCAAGCGTTCCAAGATTACCATATAGAGCAGCCTTGGTCGTTGACGGTGTGATATACATGACTCTGTTTATCTCCCTTCCAGCAGGTATGACATAGACTTGTTTTCCCTTCTCAATCTGGAAGAAGTCTTTCTTTAATTCATAGCTTCCACGTTGTTGTAAACCGACCTCGCGGCTAAACCATTCTGAATAAGGTCGTGACCAATCAAGTGTCCTTACCGTCATAGCATATGCCAATTCGTTTGGATTCTGAAACTGTATCGTTTTTTGATTTTGTAGGTTGAGCCATTGTACCTCAAGTGCCCAGTTCTGTACCTTCTCTGCGTAGTCACCAACTGCAACATCAAGTAACTCACAAAGTTGTTCATCCTCTAACTGCACAGGACGAATCGGGGCACCGAGCAAACGGCGAACCTTGAGAAATAATGCTTTTACTTCTTCACTAAGTACCATATCTTATTATTTCTTTTAGCAATTCATTTTCGTTACTATAAATAGTTTAAATTACTAAAATATGACACTTTTAATACAATATAATTGACCTGTATCAAAAATAAGTGTACTTTTGACAAATAATCCATCAAAAACTGTAATTTATTGATTATTAATACTATATATTATATGAAGTTAAGTTAATAACAATTTAAAAGAAAGGGAAATTGAAATGAAGAAAGTATTTGTAACATTGGCAATGATGCTGGCAGTATTCTCTGGCGCATATGCCGAAAATGTTGAGAAGGAAGAAGTTAAGGTGGAAAATGCTGAAATGTATGTTTTTAACATTCACCACAATAGACTTAAAAAGACCCTTGAGTGTAACGATGAACAATCAGATTTCGTTGATTATGCAATTGATGAATTTGAAAATGACATGATGTTTGCATCAACCATATCAGATTCAACCAGCCGTAACAAGGTGGTAAGGAATGCTCTGGAAAAGAACCTTAATCTGATGGGAATGGTGCTTGATAAGAAGCAGTATAGAAAATACTTGACACTTATAAACATCACACTTAAGAACAGAGGGTTTGAGATTAAGTAATAATAAGAAAAAACGACTCATGGGTTTGTTTCCTGGGTCGTTTTTTTTTTTCTTCCTTTCCTATATTTATAGGATATATGAATGTTTTAAACGAATTCAATAACAGGAAAAGAGGGGATGAGTTCTATACCCAGTATGCGGACGTGGAGAAGGAAATGAGAAACTACGACCTTGCTGGGATGGTGGTTTATTGCAATTGTGATAATCCAGAATCCTCAAAATTCGTTGCTTATTTCAGGGATAACTTTGAATCTTCTGGTATAAGAAAACTTATGGCAACGTTCAATGGTTCAACACCTTTCCTGTATGAATTTGACGGGATTAATGAAAGGAAGACACCAATAAATAGTGGATTATTTCAGGATAATCTTGCCTTAATAAAAAAGTGTGACGTTGTTATAACGAATCCACCGTTTTCTGGTGGGCTTCCAGTTAAATTAATTCAAATGTTGATTGAAAATGGTAAGAAGTTCATCATCGTTGCACCGCTTTCATTGATTCAGAAGAAAGCTATATTCGAATATGTTAAGACTGGACAGTTGTCTGTTGGAAACAACACTCTGAGGCGTTTTGACACGCCTAGCGGCTCCTCTGAGAAGATTACTGCTGTGTGGTGGACAAATATGCAAGTGAACAAGGAAAAACTTAATCTGACGAAGAAATACAACGAAAGGCTATATCCAAGATATGACAACTTCGACGCCATAGATTCAAGAACAAATGACATCCCAGGTGATTATCCAGGCTATATAGGTGTTCCAATAAGTTTCATATCCAGATTTAACCCAAGCCAGTTTGACTTAGTGGGAATACTGAACCATCCGAAGATTAATGGAAAGGGGATGATGTCAAGGATTATAATAAGGAATAGGAACATAAGGGAAGGAATCAAGAAGGTAAGAATAACAGAACAGGCTTTTAAGAGATTAATTAATAGAAAATGGGCAACTTAATTGCTGCCCATTTGTTATTCTACCGTTTATCTTCATTTATTTTATAGTTTGTTATTAATAGATGAGTAGTATTCTTGTTATCATATTCACCTCTTGCCTGATACATATATGTTTTATCGTATTCAACTATATTATAATCCTTATATAAATCACATATGAAATCAGTTTTACCTATCACCATTAACCAATTGCATTCACATTCTTTTAAACAATTTGCAAGCCTCTTATGGTCTTCCTTAGTAAACGGTATGTCGTCATATTCAGTAAACGTAGAATCATAAGGCGGGTCTAAAAACATGAAATCATTTTTGTCATATACCCATCCCCTAATCGGTTTTTCAAAATCGTCACAAGAAATGTTGATTTTTTTAAATATATCCTTACATTCATCTGATAAAACGTTCTCTATTTTACAGGTGAAACATTTATTGTTATAAGAAAAACCACCATATGGTATATTGAAGTCACCATTTTTCCCGAACCTAAACATCGACCCAAAGCAATATTCTCTAATAAAGAACCACTGAGCGCTTCTTTCATTTAGCGTGTATTCTTCTTTCTTTCCGTGGTTGTTCCATTCATTATACATATCCCTTATAACAAAATAGAAACCTTGGCAAACACTTGTTGTTATACACTTATACACTATATCTTCTTCTTTCTTTTTGCCGCATAGGAAGTCAGATATTTCATCAATAAGTGATTTTTTTTCGTCTTTCTTTATTATATATCCTGATGTTTCAAACCATTTAGGAATATCTGTCTTTAATTTGGTTTGCAGTGGATATTCGTTTAAAAGATTCATAATTTTATTATAAATAAGATATTTTTCCTCCTTATCAACCTTTACGTTGAATCTCTTAATTTTGCTTTCTAATTCCTTCTCTATTTTATTTTGTAAAGAAATACCATGAAGAGCAAGTTCTATCTTTGATAATTCGTCTTTTATTAAAGTTGACACTTCTTCATTAACGAACTTTTCTGGCGTTCTTTCAAGTAGCAATTTCCCAAAACGTTTACCGTGTTTTTCATATATCACTCTTCCAAGTGACTTCACACAATCCCACGCATTAGACACTTTATAAAGTTCTTCACCAAAAGTTTCCCCAGAAATCGACCTATAAAAATCTATGAGGTCCGACGAATAATCATTTATACTAGTATTGCCAGTAATTTTATTTTCATTCATGAGCCTAAAGAAGACCCCACCACCACCAAAAAATGGTTCATAATAGTTATTGATGGCGGTTGGGAAATACTTCTTTATTTTATCATATTCATCGTATTTACCTCCAGTATATTTAATTAATGGTCTCATATACAGTATCGTTCTTATCTTTATTTTCAATAAAATCCTTTATAAAATCAACAAAAAACTTAGTAAGACAATTTCTGCGTTTCCTCATGTTTTCTTTTGTAGGATTATTTATCTCATCAGAGTCAAACCTAACTAAGTATGGATAATTGTCGATAAAATCAAGAAAGTTATTATTAAATGTACCCCTATTACTCTTATTCATAAGTAATGTCTGGATAAATTTTGATTGAATATAATACCAATCGTTTGATTTTACATCATCCTGTTTTGAACAATTAAGCCCCTCTTCTAAAAGCACAAGATTTCCAATGTGTGTGTATTCATCTTTATCTTCTTCTGGTATCATACTTTGTGGATACCAATGGTCTAAGTGGTAATTTTTCTTCTTTCCCCTTCTATCCCATAAAGAATAAAACACATCCCTTGGTATATTGCTATTTTTACTAAGTATATCATACTCCATTGTGATAAAAATATGTTCCATTGCATTTCGGTCTTTTGGTCGTCCATAAGTCAATGAATCAACCAAATCAGACAGCCCTGCATAACCCCCAGATGTTTCTATATATTTATCAGCATTCGTGTTTAACAGCTCTTTAAATGTGTCATTATCAACTTTCGATGTAATCATTAGAGAAGATATGTTCTCTAATAAATTTATAAGATTTTGTGAGTTAGTAGAAGAACTCCTATGAACAATATAAAAAGAATATAATCTAAATAAAAGTCCTTTAATATACTCAAAACGCTCTCTGTTTGTGTCCTTTATCGTACTAGCAATATACGCTGGGTTTATGAAATACCACCAAATGACATTGGGTTTGGCAAAATCTCTAAGATAATAGTTATCTTCATAAATGTTATTGTGTAAACTAAAAGAATCATCCCTTAAAAAGACTGCAATTTTATAGCACACTTTAAAATAATTCACAGCCCCTTCTGCTGTGTTGAACACGAAACCATTACGAAAACACTTTTCAACACCGAATTCAATATTTCCTAAATCGAATGTAGATGCAAACACCCTTTTTAGATTTATTGCGTCGTTTCCTTCGTTCGCAAGACATATTTTAAGTGCTAGTATCATAATGAAAATGGTAGCATTCTGACCACTTTTCGTGGTCCTAAATCGCCCATCTTGGTTACCCTTCTTATTTTGTATATTTTCTGCTACTTCTTTGAATTTTTTAAACTCTTCATATACCAACTCCTTCTTATCAGAACTAAACTGATTAATAATATATTTAGGATATAAAGATTCGTCTGACATTGGAGTTGTTTTTTTGTTTCTATCAACAAATCTTTCGAATTTAACTTCTTCTGGTACATATTCCTCATAAAGCCATATGTTTTCCATAGATACTTTAAATGCGTCTTCTAAATCAAAATGACCAATAATATCACTCTCAATAAGACTAGCAAGCAGCAAAAACACTTCGAAATAATCCTTTTCGTTCTCGTTGTTAAACTTGTTAAAATATGAGTCTACATTAACACTATCAACCATTTTTTGTATTCCTAGCACAGGGGTCTCCTCAATTTTTTTATAAAAACGTTCTAATTTGTCAATTCCAGCTTCTAAGAATTTATAGTGTTTACCATCTATCTTTAAGAAACTCATATCTACATACTCATCGTTTTTTGCCTTTGCCTGTGTGTATAAGAACGCAATCGCAAGAAATAACATTAGTCTTAATCTTTGGCTTCCGTCTACTATTGACTTAAAGTCATATTTTCCAACCCTTTCGTTAAGCCAATAATTACATTTATCTATTTCGCTATATTCAAGACTCCCAATAATCATTTGCGCATTTTCAAAACGCTTCTCATTAAAAATCCTCTCTTTTGCGTTATATACATTGCTTTTAATACATTCTACAATATCATGCCATAATGTTTCGATACATGCTTCTCCCCAAACAAGTTCTCTTTGCATAATATTTTCTATTACGTTTACACGTTTTTCTTCATTGAACAAAATATCTTTTAAAGATTTTGGTGTCAATGTTTTTGGTTCTGGTATACTCTTTATTATCATAAAAAAAAAATAATTAAAATTTATAGTTTCCGTTATATTTTCTTAGTTTATCTAAAATATTTTCACGTCTAACAATAAAACCGTTTATCAATCTCAGCCACCATCTTTGCAGCAATCTCAACGGCAGACTCGGCAACGCTCTTATGAAAAGCCTTGTCCAGTATCTTTGTCAGTATCGAACTGTCTGCGGACAGCATTCCATTGATGACCTGTCCAGACAGTTCAACTAATTCTTCTCTCCTATCCATGCTAAATTAAATTCTATCCCCAGCATCCTCATGCTCATAATTAATTGCATCACTCAAAAACTCATTTTGCTCACTCAAACACTTAATTGCATTCGCAAGGTGTGCATCCGACATGCTCTTAATGGCTATTTTATCTCCATTCTTGGTAACCCACTTCAGTTCACCAGAATCCCTTTTCCTTAGCCATTGCTCCATTAGCAAGTCATCCAATGTTAAATATGACGATTCAGGCGATTCCATATTATAGAATGTTTAAGAATTTAAAAACCCAATACCAACAGCAACCTTCTGTTGCAAGACCTAAAATGGTTCCAAGAATAGTACCAAGGTTGCTTTTATCAAATCCTTGTACTTCACACTTATATGTATGGAATGCGTTCCACGTAAGTAAAATCAAAATAATAGAAACAATAAATGCTAATGTTTTCATAACTTCTTTTTTTTTTTATTATAAAATACTGAATTTATTCCCACCAGCCTTCATAACCACTGCCATCGTATTTCTCGACCCACTTATCATAATGTTCCTCGCCAACCAAAACATTATACTCATCAAAGTCCTCCTTGTTCTGTCCCGCCAACAATCTATGAATCCTGTCAAGTGTTTCTTTACGTCTCTTTAAGTATTCTTTATTATACTCATCGCTACTTACTGTAATGTGGTTGCCATCAAAAAATTCATCAAAACAACCGAAATCATTGTCATTTGAAAGTTTTCTTAACTGGAGCACAAGTTCGTTGATTGCATATGATTTCTTTGTTGCAGACCTTTCTTCTTCATGTCCATTCCTAATCTGGTCGGACAACAATTCAAGTGAACGGGCAAACATCTCAATGCAATAAGCAAAGTCCCATGACCTGAAGTTCCAAATCTCCTTTCTGAAGTTCCAGAGATTCTTGAACAGCCATTTCATGTTGTAATACCAATCCTTCGGTTTCTCCCAAAGATAATACTTAATATTAAACAATATGTCCATATTTTTTATGTGTTTCATAAAATTCTGGTACAAATATATGAAAAAAATGGGACATAAACAAATTTCAACAAACTATTTTTCCGTTATAGTCAGATAATTTCATGTATGTTTCCTTCTTTAACATTAGATTCACTGGTTTTTCCCTGTATTTCTCAGAATACCTGAAAGCAACATCATCAATAAAATCCTTGGTTGTGACGCATCCATTCTGTCTTATCTTTTCATCTTGTCTGCCAAGGCGTTCAAATGTCCATCCTTTCTTTTCTAGGAAAGACAATATCTTCTTCCTGGATACAAGTGCCCACTCAAGTTCATGTATGTTATCTTTCCTTATCATGTCGGTATTCCACCTTTTAGTTTCAGCATCATAAGGTATGTCAGCCTTGTTAATCCACCCAAAAAGATAATATTCGGTTATTTTTGACGTATCTGTAAACCATCCGCACATCCTGTTTCCAGCCTTGTTTATGAAGGAAAGTTCTAACGTAAACGTGCCAAGATTCCTGTTTGCCTGTGTTGAAGCGACCTTCTCATCAACCACGACTCTGGTCAATTTTCCGTCTGTTGTGCTTAATATTACATCAGAACCAGCCACTTGTTCATTTATACCATCCGTCCTTGCAAATTCCTTGATTATTTCATTATCTTTATAAAGATGTTCGTCAAGGAATGCAGCGACCTCACGTTCAACCAATGAATCGTTCTTTCTATTGTCAATCATAACTGTTTTAGGAATTTAAAAATGGGCGGAATGTATATCCCGCCCAAAGTTATTAGAATTTCAAATTATCTGATGTAGGCTCAATTTTATCGCCAGTAGAAGGGTCTTTTGATGACGGATAAGGGTCTTCCTCATTAAGCCTCTTTAAGTCCATACCAAGCCACATAACTGCTTCCTGAAGCTTTGTGATAGACAGACTTCTTTCTCTGCTTGACGGGAGCATCTTAATCTCCTGAATCTTCTTATCAAGTTCTTTTCTGAGTCTCTTGTTTTCAACAATTTCATCAGTCCTTGTAAAACCATTATACTTAACCTCAACTATATCATCATTAGATACCTTTCTGCTTTCGCCATTACAATCAATAAAAATAGCGTTAACTGGCTCAAGATTTAATGGGCTATACAAAATGGCAGAGTTTATTACTTCATGCTCTGTTCCATCCTTCATGACGATTACATCACCTTTTTTAACTTTTTCTAAATTCATAACTCTTTTTTTTTTATTTCATTATTCATTATCAGAAGAAAACCCATCAGGTGTTAATGTAAAGTCTACTACAACACTCTTTAATGTGTTATAGACCCTTAAATAAACATTCACTGGGGGTTCTTGTCTTTCTTGACAAGCAAGTACACTATTTTCCTTATTCATCAGAATCTTCTTCACCAAAGGAAATATCATCCTCCGTTATCTCTGAGACATTACCCTTGTCAGCCATTTGCTGTGACAACTGTTTGAGTATTGAAGAAATGTTCTTCTTCTTATATTCTTCAAGAGCATTCTCTGATACCATACCGTCAGGTACACAGCAAAAAGTTCCTTCATAGGTAAGGCCATACGGAGCGTCCAATTGATTTTTCACCACCTTAATCTTTGTAACAAGACCGTAGGTGTACTTCTCACCCTTGCTGGTAGCTGTAAGTCTCTTCGTTGCTGCCGAAAGTGTTCCGCCAAGAAGAATTGTAAGTCTGCTTGCATAAAGAAGTCCGTTTCCTCCCTTAAACTTAATTGATGGTGCTGCCATCGGTGCTGACATGGAGTCAAGCCAAACCTTGTTAATCGCAACAAAAGTGTTTGTATATGGACTGGAAACCTTCTTTGAAGACGGTATTCTATTATTAAGGAGAATATTGAATGCCTCCTGTAACGCCTTTGCGTCCCACATTGAATTGCTTCTCTGACTCATCAACGAAGCAAACGAAGGAATTGAACCAACAGAATCCCAAATGAACAACAGAGGTTGTTGAATCTTTCCTTCCTCCTGATAATCAAGAAGTTGGTTTACACACATTGCTATATCCTCAATCACTGGAAGTTTTCTTTTCTTCGTGACAGTCTTACCTTGTGCGTGGTCAAAGTTTCCAAATTTCTCAGCAAGTATCTGGCTATCATAGTAAAGGAATTCACCCTCATAATCAATGATTCTATTCTCGGTTACATATGATATTTCACCAGTTTCCTCATCAACCTTCTCAACCTCAACATCACCATATACTGGAGTTGCCCGCATTCCACAATCAATGGCGAATTGGAAAGAGAAGTTATTTTCAGTCTCAATGATAACTGGCAGAATTCCTTGCCTTTGAGCGGATGCAATAAGGCAGTTCTTTAATAATGACTTTCCAGTGTTTGAATGTCCATGGATAATCGTTGTAACTCCCATTGGAATACCTGGTAGCTTTGTAGCCTCGACAAACGCATCTGGCATTGATATGAATTCCTGAGGTTTATCAGCACTTGACGTAACAAGGTTATCCTTCGTAATGTTCAGACCTAGTTCGCTCTTTAAATCTTTAATGCTTGGTCTTTTAAATTCTTTCTTTTTAATAGGCTGTTTCATATTTTTTGTTTCAGATTTCGCTGTTTATTTTCTCTTCTTTTTCCTTCACCATTTCCTTCCAGCACTTTCTACATATTGGTTTGTATTTTTCATTACCACCTATGTCAACCTGGACTCCGTCAATGATAATCTCTCCGTTAGAATCAAATCTAGCATTTATACATTCCTTTCTTTTTCCACACACTCCGCATGTCGCCTTTATCTCTTCTATATCATCAGCAAGCTCAAAAAGTCGTTTGGAGCCAGGAAAAAGTTTACCTTGGAAATCAGTCCTAAGACCATAGCAAATTACATTCACGTCAAGAAAATCTACAACATCAGACAATTGTGTAACCTGTCTTTCTGTCATAAATTGGCATTCATCAACTATGACCCATACTAGATTCTTCAATTCTGCTGCCAAAGCATTCCTGTATGCCTTTATTGCTTTGTATAGGTTCACATCATCACCGAACGTAACGCATTTCCTTTCAATTCCAGCACGTGACCGTATGATGCCATCTCCGTCCCTGTTATCAACGGATGGTTTTAAAACCATGATATCTATTCCCTTGTTTTCAAGGTCATATGCTGTTGTCAATAACCTTAGGGACTTAGATGACGCCATCGGACCGTAAAAATAATATAATTTCGCCACTATCGAAACATTTAAACAAAATTATTAAAATGGTAAATCATCATCTTCATTGGTTTGTTCTGTTGAACCAGTGTCGAATTTGTTTCCATCAACAACAACGTCCTCTGAATTGACTATTTCCGAATAGTCCTTCTTCTTTTCGGTATACTCTTCATTGACACGTTCTTCCTCAGCCTTTTTCTTAATTGCTTCACGCTCTTCCTTGTCAACGTACTTTTTCTCTTCCTTGTCATACACTGGAATACCTCCACTGGCAACGATTTTCATGTATTCATATGACTTAATCGTATAAACCTCATTCCACTTCTTTGGGTCATTAATCCATGACATGCCAAGCTCAAAGTCATCTGTTAGAGGAGATGGCATTCCTTCATCAACAACCTGTATTGAAGTCTTATTGTTGGAAGTTCTTGTTAATGTAATAATCAAGTCCATTCCATTATTAAGGTCAAAGATTGAATAGTTATTACCCTTCTTAGCTGCGCTTGCTGCTCTTTGGTTCGCAAGGTTTATAATCTTATCATAAACGCCGTCCTTGTTTTTCGATGATGCTGGGAACATCCAGAACTTAACCCCATCTTTTTCGTTGTCTCTGTCAATGCAACGTACAATCCAAGATTCCTTTGGTCTGTTTGAAAACTCAATCTCATTGTATTTCTTTTTCTCTGCCTCGTTCGTCGATGAGAACCTTGCTTCTCTTGCAAGTGACGACAATTCACAGAATGGACACTTATCACTCCAAGCCTTTCCATTTTCATCCTTATTTTTGGCTGGGCAAATAAATGTCTTCCATCCACCAGAGGCGACGGCTTTATTCACTCTAATTGTGTGCGTAATAACTTTGAAAAACGGGCTACCACCTTCTGGGGAGAACGGAAGTAACCTAATGGTCATTGTTTTTTGTTGCTCATCATCTTCCAATCTTGCTGGAAGATAATTCTTTACATTAAATGTTGTTTTCTTGGTGTTTGAAAACTGGTTTTGCTCTTCTTGATACTGTCTATTAACAGCCTCTGCGTCAACGTTGACGCTAAAAACATTGTTACCCATAAAAAAATGATAAATTAAAAAAATTATTTTAATGTGGGGATACTTCCCCACTAAAAGTATATACTGTATTATAGTACAAAAATATGGAAAAAAATATTAAAAAACAAGTTTTTGAATTAAAAAAAGTTAAATTTTTGGGAATTTATTTTGAGCATCCCTAAGCTCAATATCATCAAGATAATTATTCTTTGAGTCTTCACTGTTATAGAATTTTTTACCATCTATATTTTCAACTTCACTTTGGAACTTTTCGCCTTGTTTAATTTTTGTGTCAAGGATTGCCTGTATTGCATCCGCATATTCTTTTATCTTATCTAAATGCGGGTTTGTTTTCATTTCATTTTCATTAGACTCCCATTGTACTGTATAGATAGCTTCTTCAAGCTCTCCATAAAACGAATCAAATGCGTTGTTCAGATGATAGAAAATGGTATCCAACCTTCGGCTTGCGTTATTGACTGTGCCGACGCTTATTTCATTCATAAGCGCCGACCTAAGTCTTTTGTATGAGTTTTCGTTCAGTTTTACTTTTTTCATGCTTATAGGTTAAACAATTTTTCAAGTGTCTGATTATCATCGTCATCAAGCTTAAAGAAAGTGTCTGCAATATCCTTTGATGGGTTATCAACATCATTGTTTGTGATTACATATTCCTTCGTAGTTGGTTCACTGTTATCAGCATATGCTTCATAACCACCTTGTGCTGCTTTCTGTTTCCAATAAGCGTCTGGTCTCACATTGAATGGATATGAATCCAGCGAACGTAGGTTCAGCTTCTCAGTCTGTGTTGGATTTCTCTTTTCAAACTCATCCTTTAATGATTCAAGTTCACTATTGTTTGCATCTAACGCACTCTGTAAGTCACCTATTTTATCGATAAGGGACATTATCCTACTATCTACCTTAGATAAATCCCTTCCAATCTGGTTTTGTTTTACGTTAAGTTTATCTTCAGCATGTGTGAGTCCAGCGATGTCAATAGTATTGCCATCGTCTTCTGGTTCATCAGTACCACCCATCATATCTGGTGCCTCCATTGCATTAGGGTCTCCTCCCATCATGTTTGGGTCTTGTTCCATACCAGGGTCACCTCCCATGGCAGCGTTTGGGTCACCTCCCATATTAGGGTCACCGCCCATTGCATTAGGGTCACCTCCCATCATGCTTGGGTCTCCCATGGCATTAGGGTCTTGTTCCATACCAGGGTCACCTCCCATATTAGGGCCACCACCCATGGCGTTAGGGTCACCAGCCATATCAGCGTTTGGGTCTTGGTCTGCGTTCTCATCATCACCTTCTTCACTGATTACAGCCTCTTCGGTTGGGATATATGCTTCTGAGAGGCGCATGAAATGGTTATGTGCCTCCATAAGATTATTTTTCTTAAGGTATTCGTAGTTTGTCATGTTGATTAATCATTCAAAAGTTCCTTATTGTCTTCTGTCAGAATGGTTCTTGAACTCTCGGTTCTCTCAATGAGACCCTTGTCTTTCTTAATTCTCTTTGGTTTTTGTGTATCTCCGTCAAGAATGCTTTGTGCCATTGCTACTTTCTCGTCTGTTGTCATAACACTTTTATTTTTTTGTAAATTATTTTCTGACACCATATAATTGTTTTTCTTAAACTGAGGCGTCATTGTGTTTATGTGCTTAATAATAAAACGTCCCATAGAATCTACTTTACATATAAATAGTATATATCATATTTTTTTTTTTACTTAAAAAATATGGACTTGTCGTCTATCTTTACTATTTTTGAAACCTTTAATTCACCGTTCGTCTGTATAATAAGTGTATCTTTATAGTCGTCCCAATTGATAATAAATTCGTTA